CCTGGAGAAGCTTCTGCTAATAGAGAAAAATATGTAGAATACACAGATATAATTTCACAATCAGGAGTTAATCCTGATAACTAGGGATTGAAAGACGTTTAGATGTTTATAATAAGTTTATGTATTTTAATGATAATAATAGGGTCATACTTCCTGTTTAGGAACACACTAAATAAACTGCAGTATTTAGGTCCTATTTATTGGATTACAAGAGATAACACCAGCTTAACGGCCCCTTTTATATCTATCGGTTTTATGCGCCAGATTGCCCCACCTTGGAAAATAGGTAAAGGTATTCAAGTTTCGTACAAAAATTACTCATTTCAAGTAGGATTTTGTCGTAAGTCCACTCATACTGATGAAACATCAGGTATCCTAGGGGCACTAGGTGGAAGATACCTAGATGATGGTGCTGATACAATCCGAAAGTGGTAACAATGTTTTTTAAAAAAGCAGATGAGCCAATTAAAAAAATCAAAAGAATTGAGCGTTCTGACACTCCAACACTCATTAATTGGATGGATGCTACTATTATGGGGCTAGGTAAATCATTTGATGATTGGCGTTTTAAGGATCTGCCCGAATCAGAAGTAACTCAGCATATAGATATTTTAAAGTCACTATGGACTGAAATATCAGAACGTATGACAGAAAAGTAGGTAATAAAATGAACAAGCCAAATATGGATAAAGGTAATTTGAACCCTTCACGTAAGGCTATTTTGCGCAGTAACACCAGAGATAGCTCATATTTAAATGAGTTAGTGGACCACCTTAACCATTTAGGTTATGACTTTGGTTGTGTATCTAGCATTATTTCCAGCACTCCTGATATGTCTACTTACCTTGTAAGTCTTCCCGACCTGTTCTATTTAGTAGATAGAATCAATGAATCACTTGGAATGCCTAAGAAACCTCTTGAAGTACCTGATCAAGGCGTATTGTTTACTGACGATGCTCTATAATTAGAGCATGCAGGAACTACTAGAAGATGGGTCTTCGCCTGAAGATATTCAGGCAGTTGAACTAGACGAAACATCACAAGAATTTATTGACCAGCTTGTTTTAAAGCTTATCCTTTTTACGGAAGAATTCTGTAACGTAACCTTCTTCCCCTATCAGGTTCCTATTGCTTACCGAGTAATTGAGTCAATAGTTATTGGTGATGGTGAAGAATTGACTTTGGTAGCTACTCGACAGTCTGGTAAGTCAGAAGTCCTATCTAATGTTTTAGCATCAATGATGGTTATCCTTCCTAAGCTTTCAAAGGTCTATCCAACCTGGTTAGGTAAGTTTGAAAAGGGTTTTTGGTGTGGGGTTTTTGCTCCGGTTGAAGACCAGGCTGACACTGTGTTTAGCCGGATTGTTAACAAGCTCACTAGTGAACACGCTATGGACTTCCTTCTTGACCCAGAAATTGATGATAAAGCTACGTCAGGTGGTTCACGAGGTAAAGGTAGAATAATCAGTCTTAAGCACTCTGGTTCACTATGCCGTATGCAGACCTGTAACCCTAAAGCAAAGATTGAGTCTAAGACCTACCACTTTGTACTTATTGACGAAGCTCAAGAAGCCGACGAGTACATGATTGCAAAATCAATTAAACCCATGTTGGCGTTCAATAACGGGTCTATTGCACTAACTGGTACGGCTACTCGTAACAAGTCATACTTTTATAAAATGATTCAATTTAATAAACGCAGAGATGTAAATAGTAAACGTAACCATAGGCAATGCCATTTTGAGTACGACTGGAGAACTGCTGCAAAGTATAACGAAAACTATGCTAAGTTTATAGGTAAAGAGAAGATAAGAATCGGAGAAGATTCCGATGAATTCCAGATGTCCTACTGTAATAAGTGGGTCCTTGAAAAAGGTATGTTTGTTAGTGACGACCGTCTTTCTAGGATGTATGACGTTTCAATGGGTATTGTTAAGCAGTGGTGGCGTACCCCCGTAGTCGTAGGAATTGACGTAGCTCGTTCAAATGACTCTACTGTTGTTACAGTCTGCTGGGTTGACTGGGATCGCCCTGATGGGTTTGGATTTTACGAGCATAGAATTCTTAATTGGCTAGAAATTAACAATGAAGAATGGGAATCTCAGTATTTTGAAATTATTGATTTCTTAAGAAACTATAATGTATACCGTATTGGTGTGGATTCCCAGGGTGTTGGTGGAGCAGTTGCAGAACGCTTACAAATACTTATGCCAAAGATTGATGTAGTAGCTGTTACTTCTGACGCTAAGACTCAAAATGATCGTTGGGTACATTTAACTGAGTTAATACAACGTGATCAACTAGTTATTCCTGGCCACTCTAAGGCACGGCGTACACGAAGTTGGAAGCGTTTTAACCAACAAATGTCTGACCTTGAAAAGGTATACAGAGGACCATACATGTTGGCTGCTGCACCTGAAGAAAAGGGAGCTTTTGATGACTTCCCAGACAGCCTGGCAATAGCCTGTGCTATGTCAGTATTAGACACAATGCCAATGGTTAGTGTGTCTGATAACCCATTCTTCAGATAAGCACGCTAAAACGTGGTAATCTAAATATACAAACTTCCATTCCACTAGGAGGAAAACTATGGCTGTAGGCCCCACCCCCATGTTCCCAGAAAAAGGAACCCCCATGTTTGAGCGTTCAATGGCTGCAAGCATTCCTGGCAACCGCGGACCACTTCGTTTTGAAGAAGGTATTGCAACTGACACTGACGTTCCGTATGACTTTGGTGTAGGTGCTTATGAAGATACCGCTCCGGCTCCTGGTCGTGAAAACCACACCAACCCTGAGATGTTCTTTAAGTACCCCGAAGAGACCATGCGTGAGCGTGCTCATGTTGGTTCAGCTTCTTGGATTGAAGCTCCTCAGCACCTCCAGGAATTCGTTCAGGGCAGCATGGCCGGCGACGCTATGCCGCAGTTTGAATACTCATATAACACGGGTGGCAAGATGAATCTGCCAAACCCGACCGTTGTCTCTGGCTGAGATCTGGTAGAGTAGATGCTCCGTACTTAAGGAGCATCAATGACCCCTCATCAATTAGACCTACTTTCAAAGTACCTTCAGCGAGTTGTCGCTAGAGGCGCAGAAGAAGAACAAGAATTGTATTCATTAATACAATCAGTAACACACTTGTCAAACTCCTGCAATAATGTGTATACTAAAGAAGGCAAAACAGCCGCATAACAACTGCTGGTATTCCAGTGGGGTAACACAAGGAGTATCACATGTCCGATTCCTCAAGTCTAATTACAGACTTAACGGAGCGACAAGCAAATGCACTTCGTCAAAAGTGCTCGTTCACTCGCATAAAAGAAAGCATGACTCCAGACGAGCATGCTGCAGTAAACAAAGCTGAAGAAGAAATTAAAGTAGATACTGGGAATGGTAGAGCAAAGACTTACTCCTGTTCCTGGTTATCTGAAGTTCTTACAAAAAATGGTTATCCAGTAAGTTCTAGCACCATCTCCCGTCATATGAACGGGCGGTGTGGTTGTGAATAACCTGGTATCTGCTTTGTCAACTAATTCATCAAATAAACCTGAATGGCCTTTAGTACAACCGGGCCCTTCAGTAAAAATGCCAACAATTAAAATTAAGCCTTCATCAAACGCCCCAGGTTACCAAACCTGTGTAATCCTTCCAGATATGCAGATTGGGTATTTCCGTGCCCGTAATGGTGAATTAGAGGCCACTCATGATGAACACGCTATTGAGATGGCCTTAGCTATTACTAAATCACTAAACCCAGACATGGTTGTGCTAGTTGGAGACAACCTGGACTTTCCTGAATTTGGTAAATACCGACTTAGTAGTGCTTATGCATTAACTACACAAGCGTCTATTGACCGTGCTACAACCCTCGGAGCACAGCTGCGGACGTATGCTCCTAACGCTAAGATTGTATGGCTAGCTGGAAACCACGAAGAAAGATTGGTGAACTTTGTACTCGATAACGCGAAAGCTGCTTTTGGGATTCGTAAAGGTAATACGCCAGAGTCCTGGCCTGTGCTTAGCATTCCTTACCTCTGTCGTTTCGACGATTATGGGATACATTATGTACCGGGCTATCCAGCTGGACAATTTTGGATCAACGAAAGACTCCGCGTCATCCACGGCACAAAAGTACGCAGTAACGGGTCAACAGCGCATGCCTACCTCAACACAGAAAAAACATCAGTCCTATATGGTCACATCCACCGGCGTGAATGGGCTGAACGGTCCCGTGACGATTGGGACGGTGCAAAGACCATCATGGCCGCATCCCCTGGTACGTTGGCAAGATGCGACGGCACCGTCCCATCCACCAAAGGATCAATCGACCTGGACGGTAGACCTATGACCATTGTAGAAGACTGGCAGCAGGGTATTGGAATAGTTACCTTTGAACCAGGCGATGGTGCGTTTTGGTATGAACAAGTGCCGTTTCATAACGGGTCGGCCTTTTTTAGAGGGAAGTTTTATAATGCAGAGAAAAAAGAAAGTTGATAGTCCAGTAACTCCACAGTTAGCTATTATTAC